CCGTTGCAGCGGTTAACGTGATGCCACGATCAGCCGCGTAGGTCGTCAGCTCTGCTTCAGTGACGTAGCTGTTAGCACCGGACCACGGTGCCATCTTCAATAATAATGGTTGCCATTGATCGCGCCTTATTATATTACGTTTGCTTTCCGCTTCTTCTGAATCATCCACGCTTGGAACGGAAGGCTCTGCCTGCTTGCGTACTTTCTTTTTTGCGGGCAGGACTGGCTGGCTTCTGCTCTTGTTCTGGTTGGCCATTTTTCTGATCCTCACGCTGCTTTTGCTTGATCTTTTGAATCGTCTCGAAGTCCACGGGTTGTCCCGCTTCAAGGCCGTCTTTGTTTAATGGCATAATAATGTCCTCTGTTAGCTTATTTTAGCATAAAAAAAGGCCAGCGGTTAAACTGGCCTCCTTCCCTTTTTACATCGCTATCAATTGGTAACGAGATAGGCTATAGGCACGTTTTTCCGTGGCAGCACGCGATCCCACTGAGCAGCTAGTGCAAGCTCTTCTTGGGTAAAGCTGACGCCATCCGGAGTGCCGGTCTGCTGAAAACCGAACGGATGCAGCAACCAAGTGTTGCGAACCCACAAAGTCTCAATGCCGCCGCCGTCGCCTTGCTCTTCGTTGCGGTCAATCGCAACCGGAGTGATAGGAGAGCCGACGCCGTATCCGAACGCGCCAGGGCCAAAGAGAACGGAAGTGTACTTGAATCCGCTGCCGCTGGCATTCGTTACAGTCAGCCCGTCATCAACAATGACTCGCTTACCCATGTAGGTTGGGATTGTCGCCATTCCCAAGCTATCAGGGATAAAGTCGATGTCGTTGTTCTTCACCATCTGCGCCATTACAACCGAGTGGACGGCAATGGTGGTGAAGATTTCAGCCGAATCACCAGCCGTATACAGCGCTTCAGTGAAGGCGTCACGGTTAAACCGGGTTGCAGCGTCCTGATCACCTGTAGCCTCAGCAGCTACATCAATAACCATATCGCCGCTGTAGTTCTCCACGTTATCGGCCAATACGCCGTTAGTAGCTGCAATGAGGCGGCGCTGCCATTGACGTGCAAAGTAGCGGTCAGTTCGAGCGCGGACGGCTTCCATCGCAGTGCCACCCATTGCCAGTTCAGACGCCAAATCAGCAGCCTGCCAGCCTTGGTTTACAAACGACTTGCGGGCTGTCTGTTCGCCTTGGGGTGATTTTCTGTGGTAGTCGCAGTGCTTGCCGGGTCGTCTGAGCTGTAGTTAACTTCAGTCGAGCCGTCAAGGTCATTCCAGTAAGGAAGCTCAATGCTCTTACCGGGCGCGTTTGCCAGTTCATCCAGCAAGCCGTTACGGGTGATAATGCCGGACTCAAAGAACCGGGTTTTCTCTGGGCCTTCAATCTGCGGAAGGTCGCGGAAAATTGTTACATCAATGATGTCTGAAAGACTAGTAGTGGGCATCGGGCGTTACCTTATGTTCCGTAATGTTGGGTGCGCAATCGGTCATATTCGGAAGCATCAGCTTCTTTAATGGCCTTCAGTTCTGCGCCAGAGTATTCGTTAAACTTCTTGCCTGCGGGTACACCCGACCCTTGACCACCAGCAGCGCCTCCGCCAGTTGCCTTTGAACCTGCCAGGTAGTTGGCATATCGTGCGCCATCTTTAACCTTGGCCTCCAGCTCAGCCAGGGAGTTAACGCCATCACCTGTGACCTTAACCTGCCCTGAATCATTATCGTAATCGAATTCAAATCGTACCTTCAGAAGATCACGAAGATCCTCGTTGTACTCACCGCCAGCGCCTAGCTTGTTGACCACGCCGTTCAGTGCGTTGTTGACCTTTTCGGTTTTCGTCTGGCTCATCAGCTTATTGTAACGCTCTGTCTGCTCAGTGGCCCGCTCGTCCATCAGGCGGTTCAACTTCTCAACGTCACCATCGGCCTTAGCCTTGTCTTCTTCAGCCTTGCGCGTCTTCTCGCTGGCTTCTCGCTGCTTTTCCAGCAGCTCTTCCTTCTCAGTCTTCAGATTCTGGTTAGTGGTCTTCAGACCCTTTACCTCATCATCGACCTTTGTCTGTACTTCGGCTTCCGTATAGACGGTAATCTTTTGGCCTTCGTGTTCGATTTCCATTGGCATTGTAAACACCTGTTACATGCTCGACTGCGCGCCTGCGTAGCCTGGTTATAAAAAGTTGTCCCTTATGCTGTAACAGTATAGCACATCGATTGACATTTTAAACAGGCGTAAAAAAAGCCCGCACTAGGCGGGCTTGTGTGTTGATAGTTTTCAGGGCTGGATTCAGTGTTTAAATAATCTGAACACGTCTTTTTTTTGCCTTTTGATCATCCCTGTAATCCCCGACATCCTAACTTCTGCGTCGGTGTGCCTGCGCTTTTCATCGTCGTTTAACTGGTCGATGCGGGTATGTTGCAGCATTCTGTGCCCCTTCCTTAATCCCTTGCTGACCATCTTCATCGACTCCTGGCAGGCTACACGCGCCTGATCACGCGGGGGAACAATATAATAACCTTGGCCACGTACAGACTTAATCGCGATGCTCCTATTCTCTAGCAGCCAGTCTTTGAACGCCTCAACTCTGCCCATGGCAAGCCATTGTATTCTTTCAGCCTCGCTTAAATTCTTTGGCTCTGGAATCTGCAAGGCGTACTTGATCCAATCGTGAGTTTAAAATATCGCCGTCTTTGTGGTTGCTGTTGTTGAATTCATCAATAGCATTTTTGTAGCCATGTTGGTTGGTTGCTCATTTAATCACCTCTACTGAAAAGCGTCCGAACTTTGGCCGATAGTCGCCGACTCCGCAATAAGTGCCGCCATCTTCAAAACACTTGATAATCTGATCCCGGTTAATGCTCTCAGGATCGTATGCGATTTCACATGATGCGGCCCACTTTCTGAACATTGGGCGGTAGCGCATAAGCCGAGCGGTTCCAACCTTAACGCTTCGTGCGTCATAGAACCCGGCATCCCCATAGGGCGTCAGGGCTTGTTGGGCCTTCATAAATCAGATGGCACTTCTCGTCCATGATCTCAACTGACCGCTTCAACTGAGTGCCCAGCTTCGACAGCTTTGCGCCTGCAATCAATGCGGCTTCCACGTTTACACCGGGAAGGTAGGGGCCATCCTCATCAATGTACATGCCCCCAATCCACTCAGACCGGGCGATGGCTTCGTGATCTTCGTCGGTTTTCTTGCGCTTGCTGGTTAGCTCTTTGTGAGCCTTAGTCAGCGGGTTTAGCGGATCTGCGAACTTATCGGAGTGCATAAGCAGCGGACGTGATCCTGTGATTTCAACTTTGATTGTTTCTAACATATCCCAAGCCCTTCTCTAGTTAGTTGTGGTGCCTGTTGCACCGGAAAGGACACTCGTTGAATGCCCAGACCGCTACATTGTAGCCCTTGCCTTGCCTTGCCGTGCCAAGCCACGCCCTGCCGCGCCAAGCCATGCCCTTAGCAGCTATCGCCACCCGGATCAACACTCAGAGAATGTATCACCGGCTGATTACAGCCCTTGCCTTGCCATGCCGCGCCCGGCCTGGCCCGGCCTGTCCTTGCCTCGCCATGCCCCGAGGGCACAAAAAAGCTGCTCACTCAATCCGGGTCAGAGAAGGGCTTGGGAACCCACCGGATAAAATGAACAGCTCGTTTATTCCCAACTTGATCGGCTCTGACCCCGATATGGCTACACAGTAATACACGTTCAATGGTCTGTCTATAGTGCTTTTGAAATTAATGCCCGCACTGTGCGGGCCTGTGGGTTGATCGTTTTGTCTATGCGTAAGCTGTCCAGCAACACCGCTTAAATTTAACCTCACTACCACAAGGGCATAGCTTGTTGCGCATCCAGCCTCTACGTTTATCAAAACTCATTTCTTTGAGAGTTTTCACGTCCCTATGCTCAAGGCGCACAAGTTTACGCTCGTTTTCTTGGTGAAATTTTGCCTCCAAAGACTCCATTTCCTTTTCAGAGTTACTCTCGTATATGTTCCCAGTTCGACAATCCATAATTCCTCCTAGAAAAAGTCAGGCTTGGCAACGGATCGAGTTGCGGCCATAAAGCCCTTCTGCAAATCCGTTTTTGCGATTGCCAGCCAGCGCTTATCAAGCTCCGGCATGCCTTCCAACTCATGAAACAATTCGCCAACTTCTGCGGCCTTCTCTTTGATTTTGTTCATGGCGTCGATTTCGGGTTGGCTAAGCTCTCGATACCCTTTGATTTTTCTGTGCTGGTTATCCATAAAATTTACCTTTTGGTTAGAATTAATGCCCGCGTATACAGCGCGGGTCTAGCCGTCTCGTAGCTTCTCCGTCCAGATCACCCCTGCTGGTACAATTCTAAGGAGACGCAAGGGCTCTGGCTGACAGTGTTATTAGCGCCACCGCTGCCTGGGCTTGATCGGTTGCGGGTTAGTTCGTTACCGCCTTCTCGACTAATCGGCTGGCGAACTGGGTGTCTGTTAGCGTAATTCCAGCAGCGTCTTCTGCCCGCTTCTTTGCTTTGTTGAACGCCTCCACGGCTGTGGCTGGGAGGGTGATTCTCATTTGCTTTCTGTGATTAGTCATGGCGTATCTCATGCCCCTCTCGTTTGAGTATTTCAAGTGCCAGCTTCGTGGCGTAGTCTCCGCCAGTCCGTGTGATGATACTGGAGGCGTCCTCTTCTATAAGGTAAGCCAGTCGAACCGTGATAGTTTTCGAGGTAGTCTTTTGGGTTGCTTGCTTATAAGCCCTATTGACTGACATATCGCCACTATCGACTGATTCCTTTAGCTCTTCATCGCCAGACTCAATGACCTTTTGGCGTTTGCGGTAAGTGTCTCGGCCCCATCCTACGGCTTTCGCCGCAATATCATCTGACCTTCCGGTTTTATCATCGTCCGAAATCGGACTATGATGCGCACCTACCCTCCCCGCCAAAGCCACCTCAATTCTCCGCGCAATCTCTACCCGTTCACTTGGGGTGAAGTCCTTGCGGATGTTGTTCTCGGCTTGCTCCATGCGCAGTACGTGAGCCGGGTCGTCGGGGTTGATGTCCAGAATACGCGCCGGTATGTCTTCCATACCAAGCGCCCGGCAGGCCATAACCCGGCGGTGTCCGAATATCAGCTCGTTTTCAGGCGTAACGCCTACCGGCTGCAATACGCCAACCTGCTCAATGCTGCGCTGCAAGTCGTCCAACCATCCGGCAGACGTTCTGGCTCGTTCACCAACAGTGATGTCTGATATTTTCATTGTTTTGCCGCCCCGTTAATTCTAGGGAAACCTTCTGGGCATGATCCCTCAGTGCGCCACCTCAAGACGCCCATCTCCTTACCCTTGCGGTGAGCGTTGAACGCCTTGATTATTAAAGCCACCATGTACGCCCTCCAGTTTTTACCGGAATGGGTTTTATCTGACGACATCAAACGATCCCTTAAAAGAAACACCGGATCTTTGTCTGATGTGAACAATCCGCTTTTTAGCTTATAGCAAAATGACGCGGTAGACACTGGATCTATACGTGCAAAGATAACAATCATCGCCACTACTGTTGCCCTTGAGCCTGATCGTTTAACCGCTGCGCAAGAAACCATGCTATCGGCTTCTTCAGCTTCACTTTCTATCTCGCATGCTTTTTCAGATATCTCATCAGGCGCGGCTGACGTTAACCCCTGTCGTAAAATCTTAGAAAATTCTTCAGTAGTTTTTGACTCATCCCACCCGCAAATAATCCTCGCAATGGCAGAAACTCGGTTAGCGTTGCTTACTCCCATCATGGCCGCAACCTGGTGCGCACCGCGTTTTAAGGCAACACCGTCATAAGATTTAAAAGCCTCTGGATCTGATACCCCGAGCGCAATGGTCATCTGCACGGTCTTTCCAGACATGACGACTGCGGCCAAGCGGTGCTGCCCGTCTAGTAGTCTCCCGGTTTCATCAAAGCTAATGCTCTGTCCATTAAGAACCCATTTACCGCGATTCATGACATCAGCCAGCCTTGAAACGTGCGGTTTGCTTATCCTGCGATTCATCCCGTTATTTTCTAGCCATGACGCGGCGATTTCTGGCGTGACTTCCATAACTTTAAATTGCATAATGCTTACCTCAATCTGATTTAAGTTAGCGCCTCTCACAACGCCCAATCAGATTAAACAATGTGCCGCCTCCTGTCAACAGTTGGCGGTCATTTTTTTATTATTGTTGTTTGTTGTTGTCGCATGTTGTTCATTGCAACATCTATAGACATAAAAAAAGCCCACACAATGCGGGCCTTCGCTATACCGTTTAGCTATAAGCCAGCGCGTTCAAATGCCTGTGGCTCAAGCCTGCGCAATTCGTCCAACGATAGCGCCACCCCGTTCGGGTCTATAAACTGCTGCGGATCAAGCCGCCCTTGATTGAATAGCTTTCGCTTGGTCGCGCCACCGGAGAACTTGCCAAAGAACTCATCCTGAAAGCTGTCTGGCTGCCCTCTGAGCCATCCCCCGAAGGTCTTGCGTGTGCTTATCTGTTCAACGCCGTCATCCCCTATAGCGGGCCTTGTGGAACCTCCCTTGAACAAGCTGAACTCTGGTTTGACCTTTGCAGCTCTCAGACTGCGGCAGTTGTAATGACGAGGCGCGGTAGGTCCGACGCCAACCGGGTATATGTTTCCCGACAAACCAAAACACGTCTGCGTTGTATTGCTGTCAAGCGTTGAGATCCATTCCTCGCCTTCCAGAACGTCGGAGTTAGCCTCCATGGTCTTGCTTCTTGCGACACTCCCTGCATGGTTCGTTGCCGTGCGTACAAGCGCCCTAGCCTGTGCCCTGGTTCGCTTAGTTACTCTTCCGCTTACCTGGCGGGCGATCTGATCAGTTGTCTGGCCCTCAATGAAGCCGGCCCTGACTATATTCATGATCTCTTTGCTTTTCTTGTCGCTGAACTGGCTCATCATCTGCGGGATAGTCAGCCTGTCCACTCTGTCGCCTGTAATAATGCCAGCAGGCTCAGCAGTGAATGCAGCGACCACTTGTTCAACTGGTGGAAGCACCGTTTCCACGTTAATGACGCCCCCCAACATCCTGCCCTGAAAGCCTGTTTCATATTCAGCGAATTCCTCAAGCCCTAGCTGTAGCTGACCGCTGAACTCCCCAAGCGAGGCTTTCAACATGCCGTTAACGTCGGCCATCAGCATGTTGAGTCGGGTGATCTGGAAGTCAGTAGGCTCTGACGCCAGCCTGGCCACGATAGAGTCACGCATCCTCTGAAGCACAGGGTCAACGTCTTTCCAGATGCCACCGGAGAGGCGCTGAATCATGATCTGATGGCGGAGTTGGGCGTCTACTAGGAAGGCGTTGGCGCTCATAGCGGCGGCTTGTCCACAACTTCAGCGTCAATATCCTCGTCAGTCCTCTCGCTGTCCAGTTCCAGCCGCCCGGTGCGCATCATAGTCCGCTGGTCAGATGGTGCGATTAGCTGCGTATCACCAAGCTGGATGATTGCCATGATTTCCTGCGGGGTCAGCTTGCTGTCGAAGAAGTCGCGGTTCAGGCCAACGTCGATGGCTTCCTCGTCGGCACCCATGAAACGGGCGCAGAACCCAAGAACGCGTTCATAGCCCGCTTCGTTGTTCTCCACAATGCTGATCAGCACGGATGTTTCGCCACTGTGTCGGATTCGTGCAGCTTCTGCTGTTTCGACGCCTGTGCTGTCCTGGATGATACGCGCACCGATGGCAACCATCTGCTCTTCTTTGCGCTTCATGGCCTCGTTAGGCAGGTTGTTAGGCTCTGCCTGAACCAGCTCCATCTTGCCGCCCCTGGTGATAATGCCTCGCTTCGAGCCCACCAGTACGCCGTTCGGGTTCTCTTCTTTCCACAGGTCGGGGCTCGTCTCGCCGATGTCGATGTGCAGCATCGGCTGGCCTGCCAGGAAACTGGACTCTTCGTAATCTGCCGAGTTCCGATAGTGGCCGACGTTGATGTTGGCAATGTCCAGAAGCGGCGGAACATCTAAGCTCTCGTCATTGTCTTCAGAGCCAAGCCATGACCAAGGGATCTCTGAGAAGGGCTGGCCCTTTGAGTCTGTCGGGGTGGCTGCCCATACCAAGACGCCGCCTCAATCGTAGTAGTGCTGCTGATATACTTCATCCAGGAGAAGCAATACGCGATAGCGAGGCTCGATCACATAGTTGAAAGCCGTACCTTGCTGCACTTCTTCCTGTTCCTGCAACACGACAAGATCCAGTACGCCGCCCTGGTTTACGTGCCAGTTGATGATTTGGTTGCGCTGTAGTGGATAACATAGGCGCGGTTTTCGCATAGTCTCGGCAAGCGTCAGACCTTCCTCGGCTTGCGGATAGTCTGCCAGCAGTCCGGCGCGGCCATTCTCCAGCACGCTGCCGACCGATAGCTTGATCAGATTGTCCAGCTTAATTCCGCTTCGGCTTGCGTCTTCTCGCAGATATTCAAGCGCATTAGGTAGCTCGACAATGGGCTTCTTACGGAATACTGAGCCAACCAGCGCCCGCTTGGTTCTTGCCGTGAAGTTTACGAATTGAGCGCGGGCCATGTAGCTGGTGTATCGGTCTTCGTTTTCCTGTGACTTATCACCAGCGTTGGGCTTCGGTAGGTATCTCTGCTTTTTGCTTTTAACCTTCCGCTCACCGTTTACGCAATCGTTAACAAGCAGCCAATCGTCAACAACTGCCTGATATTCTGGATTTAGGTTAGTGACGCTCATCTAGGCCAGCCTTTGATAAATATATGAGTTCATGATACCGCACTTTAATGGGCAAACGTAATTTTGAAGTCGGACAGAGGTTTTCTAACTGGCATCTCATACGCAATAGGGTAGCCAGTGGCGTCGTTCTGATGGTCGAAGCCTGACTTCTTATCGGGCTCGCCGTTCTTGTCGTATGCCTGCTGCTCAAGGCAGGAAACCACGCTCGGGCACTTGGAATCGTTAACCCATAGCTTTCCAGACTCAAGGGCAGCGTTAACGGACAGTATTCGATCCTTGACCATCGGGTTCTTTTTGTTCGCCCTGACCCTGAAGCCCGCCTGCTCTAGCAGCGCAATATCTGAGGTTGATGCGTTGATTGTCTTTCGGCTAGATCCGCTGGCGTCAGGGTAGATGCATATAATGTGCCCGTCATAGCGTTCATTAACCACCTTCACCAGATCAGGCGTATCGTAGACGCCCGTCAGCTCATCGACTGCATGCCAACCATTAGGGCGCTTCACATAGACCGTTGAGGCCATGGCCCCGACGTTGAAGTCCTGGCCGATAAATAGAGGTTCTTGCTCCTTGATCGCCTCAGCACTCCGGCACCTTGCCCTGTCATATGCGTTGTATATTGTCCCGCTCGTCAGGTTAACGAACCGGCCTTCAATGTAGGCATCGATAAGTGCAGCCGGGTAAGATTCTCGCAAACTGTCAATGTAATCGGCTGGCAAGTAAGGATTGCTGTAGGTCGCTGCTTGAATCATTTCATAGGACGAAGTTTTCTTTGATACCCAGCGCTCATGGCAGAACTTAAACCCTTCTGGCGTCGTGTAAGCGCTTGCTTGGTTGTATGGCTCTTTGATGTTGGCCGGAGTCTGCCGATTGCGGGCTATTATCTGGTTCCATGCCGTGCGGGCGTGTTCAGTCTTTAGCGTGTCCAGCTCATCAGCGTGCGCCGTGTAAGTCTCATACCCAACAATTCGCTCTGGGTTGTCCATAGTACGCAAGATAAAATCGCCAAACCCTGGCGCACTTGAATAGATTACATTTTCGGCTTTATTGTAACGGTAGGCTATGCCGTGTTCTGTCAGTTTGGACTGTAAACGCGGGGCGGTTATTAATCTGATAAGGTCGAACGTAGGCGCGTAGCAGCCCACTAGCACATCAGCGCCTTGGCTTGCGTCAATTGCTGCGGCGCTGCACATTGTTTCAGACTTGCCGGCACCAAAGCCAGCGCAGAACAGCCGATACTTTGCCTTCAGTGTCAGAAAGTCAGCCTGCGGCTGCGTTGCGCTAATGCTGAGGGTCTTGCCCGACAATGCTGATCTCCACTTTGTCGACTGGCTTCATGCTGCCGTCTGTGCTGCTGTGGTCTATGTCGTGCTTATCTTTCCACTCTTCTTGGCTGCGGTTCTTCACGCCAAAGATTGCAGCACTGGCATTACCTTCTCCGGTAGAGGCAACCTGCATCAAAGTTTTCTCCCACCAATAGGCTCCAGCGGCCTGTGCTGTCTTTATGGCTTCCGAAAACTCTTCGTTCTCGTCCATCCATTTATAAACGGTAGACAAAGAAACTTTGATATGGCCGGCAAAAGCTTTTGTGCTAAAGCCTTGTGACATAAATTCGTGTGCTTCGTCACAAAACTTAGGATCATACTTTGTCGGCCTTCCTCCCGGATTTTTAGAATCACCCATTGTTTTCTCTTTATATCAGATGCGTTTGATTATTTGATTTTACCATTATTTTTCTTTAGTCCCTACATTGGCCTTATGTTCGTCATGTGACTAAGATCATACACCTCTTGCTCTCGTTTTTGCTTGAAGAAATGGGCATTATGTGGTCAAGCTGCCACAAGTCTCTATTATCCCTACGTCA